CATTGTTCCTGCATCACCAGTTTCAATACCGGGATTTCCGGGGTGAATAAATACTTTTACTTTTACATTACCATATACAGCCATATTGTCTCCAATTTTTTAAAAAATCTTAGGATATTCGGGGGTCATCCTTTATACGACAACCCCCACAGAATCCAATTCTGTTTACCCTTAGTTATTCAGGTTATGAAGTGGTAACAGCGTCATCAATACTAGATAGACACTCTCCAACCCACTCGCCTCCAGCAGCCATTAAATCAATATAATCGCCCTTTTGAGCACTCGTTCCAATTATAAGATTGGAAACTTGAGTACCTGCGGTTGAGTTGGAAGCATTGCCTCCAGCATCTTTCATTACCAAGCTAACAATAGCGCTACCAGCTGCTATTGTAATAGCATTAGATGGAGTTTCTTCTTCTACTATAAATTTATAGTACACTCCGTCTTCTAACGAGGTTGGAAGAGTTACTGCTACAGTACCACCAGTAGCACTAAGCATATAGACTTTTCCACTATCATCATTAGTTAAGGTTATAGCTGCATCAACATTTACAACCTTTTTCTTGACTCCAGCAGTTGCACCACTATTCTGTTCTAAGAAAGCACTTCTCATTATTCATACCTCCTATTAATTCGACTCAAAGTTAAATAGAGCGTGAGCTTCAGGAAGAGAAACTTCAAGACCTGCTTCGGTAAGAACCATGTCTTTACGTAAATCTTCATCAGCTGACTGTACATTCGTTTGAATGTGCGTGTCTCTATTTACCCCATTGCCTACTAATGGACGATAAGCTACATTATCAAGGTCAACTAAACACATATATGGCGCTGCATGGCCTCTAAATAGAGGTTCTTTTACTAGCGTCAAATCACCATGGATAGTTTCAACCTTCATTACTTTATGCCCATAAGAACCTTTTGCTTGCGACATCATAGGATTCGAAGCAGAATAAGCGCTTGATAGGAAAGTACCGGAGCTATTCATCTTGTTAAAGAATGAGATAACAGGAAGTGAACAAAGCGCAAGCTTTGATGAACTACCACCGCGAGCTGGGTCAAAAATCACTTCAAGGTCTTTTAAGATAACATCGTAAGTTGTTTCAGCATCTGTACGAGTTGTAAAATAACCTTTATCTTCAGTATATGATACCTGAGTTGTTGCTCCGGTAATCTGAGATTGTGAGTTTTTGATAATGTGACCAACAATACCATCGGTATAGTTGATACTATTTACGCTTGCGGAGTTTCCAAAAAGCATAGCTCTTTCGATGTCCACTTTATGTTCGCGAAGTTTCAAATTCCATATTCTGTCCCATTCACTAGCATAGCCACGGTAAACCGTTGCTCTTGCAGTGTTAGTAAGCTCACAGGCTGTCTTAAAAATTTGACAATACCCATTACCATTATCTAATTCACGAGACCAAGAATCTGGGGAACCTGAACCTTCTTCAAATGCACTTCCAATGACTGTACACTTTTCACCATCAACAACAGCAGTAGTACTGCCAGTTGCTGCGGAAATTGTACGACCTGTAAAGGTGGTTTCTGTGCTTCCAGCGACAGGAGCAGTCTCAACCCGAACAATAGCTGTCTCGGGTTTATTGTCTGATGAATCCTTTTCGCCAACTGCAAATACCATGCCTTTAATAATCCAATCAGGAGCTGCACCAGCACCGTCATCAACGGTGTAGGCTGTTGTGCTACCTGCGGCTGCAACAGTATGAGATGCATCAAGTGCAAATGTTCTATCCGCCATTTGGATTTTATTACGGTCTTTTAACCATCGGAACTGCGGGTCGTCCGTTGGAACTTTAGCAACCTTAGATAGGTACACAAAGAACGGAGATTCGTCAGGAGCTAAATCAGCAACTCTGTCGCTGAAATTATATAGCCGCCTTGACGGAATCGTGCTCGATATGACCGCACCGGGGTCACCAAACTTTAACGGGCCGGGATTGTTATATGTTGCCATATTATATATCCTTCCTCAGTTTATTGTTTAAAGTATGCTATTACGGCTTCCAGCATTTACAATGTTATCCCACACCTGATTTTCCTCAGATTTAGGAGAGCTAGGTGCTCCACCTTGTAGGACTCCAGCTGTACGTGGCTGGTTTTGAGCAGCTTTCACTGCTTGTGCCGTGTCAGGGGCGTTACCTTTTTTATTAACGTCCCTATATAGCTTCACCAGATTCGATAACCCAACTTGTTCTTTAGGTTGAGTAACAAAACCCATAAACTCATTGATATCACCATCTGACATCTTGTATGTGTTTCGTAACTCATTAACCGTGTTGTTGTAAGTTATCTCCTCTGTCATTTGTCGTTTCTGCTCACCCAATGCGTTATTCACCACATTATTCATCATTTGAACATCTTGGTTCATTCTGAATTTAAATGAGGGTGATTCTGCATTATAGTAAGCATCCCAAGGGTTAAAGTCCTCAGCAGGTAAACCTTGCTGAGCTTCTTGCTGTGGTTGTTGCGGTTGTTGTTGTCCGTTCAAGTTCTTCTGTAAGACGTCCACTAAATCAGGTCTTGATTCTAATAAATCACCAAGAGGTTCAAGCCTTTTAAGCTTATCATTCTCTGCTTGGGTTCTATCATACATTGACTGAAATTTGCGGGCTTCAATTTCCCATTCATTCTCTGGAATCGTTTCGCTTTCTGTTTCAACTTCTGGAGCTGAAAAGTCCACTGGCGCTTCCTGTTCAACGGGTTCGGCTGAATCAACATATTGTTCATCAGCTTCTGCTCTTACTTCTTCAACTATATTTGGGCCACCATCAACCAAACCATCAGCTTGGGGTACGGCCTCTGTCTGTGTATTGTCCATATATTCTCCTTAATAGATGTCTCTATGCCTCTGGAGCAGAACCGGCGTCTTTTGTAACAGATGCCAATTTCTCCGCTTCGAGCTTCACCTTGTTTTGTAGATTGTTTAACTGAACTCTTCTATCAGCTTTGGCGTCTGAAGCGATATCTGTAAGTCGAGATTTAAACTTTTCAACCTCAACCCGTTTTCTGTCGCTAACAGACTCCCTTTGGGCAGTCTGGAGGTCTCCCTCCAAATTCTTTATTTGCTCTTCCATAGCCTGAACCTGCTGCATGAGTTGATTCTTCTCATCGGTTCGGCGTAGGATAGCTTCTTTATCAAATATTTCTGGATTCTTCTTTAAGACTTCTACCTTATCCACAATCCCCATTTGGAATGCTTCCATGTAGACACCAAGCTCAGCCCACTTATTAGTTGGCAATGTAGAGCCCGGTTCAATTCTTAAATCATGTTGTCCTAAATTATGTCGTTCTTTTTTAATGTCTAAGATAGCGCCCACCTTATTATCATAATGATTGACCATAACTTCAGTCATATCATTATTAGCGCTATTTAAACGGAAAATCTTTTTGTAAGTATAATGACCTTTAGATAGATTATATAATACCTGTCCAAGTCTATTGATACTAAATTCAATATCTCTTAGTTTAGACTTAGGCCTTTCAGTTCCTAAAGCAATCATTCTCTCAGTACCCTTAACTGTCTCAGGTGCTTTCTCTGCAAACCCGTGCATCATCTCTGGTAATCCAAATGTGAAATCAATATAGAACTCACATTGTTGAATTAGTTTATAAAACTCTCCAGCGAGTGGCTGGGGTGCAGGAAAGTGTGGTTCTCCTTGGGTAGAGTCTACTTCTATAACTGCGTTTGGATTTGCCCAGTCTCTTTCTAACTGTCCTAAATCTTCTACACTACCTAGTGGGACTAATAGTTTTAACCCACCAGATGCCTGAGCATGAGAAAGAGCCAGCGACCAAAGCTTGTTAAGTAGACGTTGCATTGGACGAGCCCTTGATACATCTGACTTTGGATATGGTGTCTCTGTGAATAGATTTGGTATAGGTATGACTGGATAATGGTCAGTATTAAGGATAGTCTCGTAAAGAACGATTTGACCAATACTTGCACATACCTTAACCCGTGTTTGTTTAACTGGGACAACTTCATATTGGCTTGCTTCTATTTGTTCTCTATTATTCTCTATAAATTCTTCGTACTCATCTTCGCTAAATACAGCTTCTTCACCGCTCTGCATATCTATAACGCGATAGAAATTAACCTTTACTTTATAGAATCTCTCTAATATCTGATACTTCTGTCTTTCAAAATAATCTAAATCTTTTGCTTCAGCAGGAGTAAAGACCTTCTTACTATTACTATTCATTGCATCAGGATAATCTTCTTCTAAATAAGTTTCTAAATCCTGAATGATTCCTGTTTCTTTTTCTCCAGTTTCTGCATTTTCCTGTTCGCCTAATTCTGGGTAGAGGCTAACGACTTGTTCACCAGTGAGGATTGTAGAGAGGATAACACCTTCAGCGTCATCATACCATCTGTTTCGAGTATTCGGAGAGACGTATACCCTGAATGGGTTGACATAAGTGAACTTGACATCGCCCCTACCAAAATCTGATTCAGGGTCTATATAAGCATATAGATACCCCATGCCGGTAGTTGCATAATCATGGATAGCTTGTTTTAACTGCCAGTCTCCATCGGAGTTTCCCCAAACATATCCCATGATAGTTCTCCATACAGAAGCAACCTTTACATCTGAATCTTCTCTAGGAGTCATTGTAAAAGCAGGGGGTCTGGAAGTTAATACAGCTTTAAACTTCTCAATAGCTGGCCCAATCCTATCCATTGGTACGTCAGCTTGGTTACGGGATTGTAGTTCATCTACCTCTTCGCTGGTAAAATGATTCCCATGGTAAAAATCTACGTCATATCTGGCTTCCGTATCCCAATCCTTACGGGCATTACGCCAGCGACGGTATAAATCTTGGTTATAATCAGCTCTTTTATCTTTTTCTAATACCACTACTCATCCTCATTAGCTAGTCGTTGCACTAAAACTCGATTGATTAATCCTTTAACTGAAGGATTTAAAGTATCAGGAGTGATACCCTTTTGATGTAAAGATGCGCCTTGTTGCTTTGAAAGTGGTGTCTCCATACCAAAACTTTCAAGATAAGCGGTACTTAGTTTAGGTATCTCCATAGTAGAAGAACCTTCCTCTCCTAATTTTGTAATATAAGTATCTGGTGTTAATGGTCTAATTCTAGCATCACCATTAGCTGCTCCCATTAGCGAACCTTGTGGAACTGGGCCCATAGCCTGTGGTTGTCCAACCATTCCACCCTCTTGATACATTACAGGGCCACCTTGCATTGCTTTTTTACGACCAGCGCTTTGTGGAATTAGAGATTTACGTTT